TGCGGCTGTAATGATGATCCATAACCCGTGGGTCCGTGCGGCGGGGGATGCCGCAGAGCTCCGGCACATGGCCGGTGTGCTCGACGAGATCAAGGCGGCCATTGTAAATGCCTATGAACTCAAAACGGGCCGGCCACGCGACGAGATATCGCGTCTCATGGACGAGGAAACCTGGATGAGCGCTCAAAAGGCGGTCGAGCTCGGATTTGCGGATGGAATCCTCTATACCGAGGAGGCCAGCGATCAAGCATCCGCCCGGGCGGCCCCGGTGTATTCGTTCAGCCGGCTGGCGGTCCAGATGAAAGCCGACGCAGCGATGCGCCGGCTATTTGATTTGGCCTGTGCTCAGCGGGCCGAAAATCTCAAGCTCCAGCTGGAGCTAATCAAACTGAAGGAGGTTCAAGAAGAAAATGAATCGTCAGGAGTATGTTGAAAAGCGCAAAGCGCTGGTGGCTGAGGCTGAGGCTTACGCCAACGAAGGCAACACGGAGAAGTTCAACGCGATCAAGGCGCAGATCGAGGCTCTGGACAGCGAGTACCAGAAGGCGATCGTCGCCCGGGCGAATGCCCGCGCGCTGCAGGACCAGCTGGCAGATCTGCGGACCGGGCTGGTGAATGACGGTTCGCCGGCACCGGGCGGGAACGGTCGCGTCATCGATCGTATGGATGATCAGCCGCAGCGCGTCATCACCCGGTGGGGCTTCGCGGCATCGCCGGAACGCGGTCGCGACCTCAAGGCCATGAACGCCGTGAAGCTCTCGACCGAGGGCGTGCTGGTACCGACCCGGTACGGCACGGACCTTATGCCGGCATGGAACGAAGTCTCCAGCATCGTCGACCTGGTCCGGATCTTCCCGCGGATCGGTGGTGAAGCCTTCGAGCGGTCCTATGTCCGCGGATACGGAGAAGGCGCTGAAGTGTCCGATGACGCCGATTACCACGGATCCGACACCGAATTCGGGTTCGTGCGGATCGGTAAGTCCAAAGTCACGGTCTACACGGAAGAAGATGAAGGTGTCCTGAAGCTGCCGGACATTGACTACGACGCCGAGGTGGTCAATGGCGTGCGGATCGCGCTGCGCAAGCGTATCGCTCGGCAAATCCTCGTTGGGCCGGGCACAGCGAACCGGATCACGGGCATTTTTGCTTCGGATTACAATGGATCGGATCCGAAAGCCGGAGCGATCGACCCGTCGACGGATCTGCAGCTGGCGACGATCGACGAGGGCACGCTGGACGAAATCATTTTCAGCTACGGCGGCGAGGAAGACGTGGAATCTGGCGCTGCGCTGATCCTGAACAAAGCCGACCTGAAGGCGTTTGCCAAGCTGCGCGACGGCAACGGCAACCGGATCCACACGATCAGCTACAACGGCAACACCGGGTTGATCGACGGCATTCCGTTCATCATCAACAGTGCCTGCGGCGTGCTTTCCGGTGGCGACACGGAACCCGACACTTACTGCATGGCATACGGTCACCTGTCGAACTACGGTCTGGCCATCTTCTCGGAGATCGACATCCAGCGGTCGACTGACTACAAGTTCCGCAGCGGTCAGGTGGCGCACCGCGGCAGTGTGTATGCCGGCGGCAACGTCATCAAGTGGAACGGTTTCGTGCGCGTGAAGAAGGCCGCCTCGTGAGGAGGGCGTGATGCCCGATGATGTATCGAGCGAGGCGGTCCTTCGTGGATCCGTTCACGGGTCGGGTTTTCCTTCGGGGGAAGTCGTATTCTGTGACCGATGAGCGGCATGCCAACTATCTCGAACGTCACGGTCTCATCGAACGTGTCAGCGAAGCCCCGGTGGAGATGTCTGCCGGGGCCGGTGTGTCGAAAGAGGAACCAAAGCGCCGGAAGCGTGGTGGCAATCGTGACAATTTTGGATGATGTGAAGGCTACGCTCCGCGTCGATGGCGACGATCATGATGGCGAGCTGTCTGATTTGATCGCCGCCGCCCAAGCCGACCTGACGCTCAGCGGTGTGGACGGCCAGAAGGCTCATGACGAGACGGACCCATTGATCAAGCGGGCCATCATCGCCTACGTGCGGACGCACTTTGAGTGGGACCATCCGAATGTCGAGCGGATGCAGACGGCCTATGACATGATCAAGGCGCATCTTTCTCTTTCCGGAGACTACCGGGCGCCAGGAGGCGAATGAGCATGGCATTTCAAACGAGCATGCTTCGACACCGCGTTGAAATCGGCCAATACACCAGTGGCAAAGACCAATTCGGCAACCAACTGCCGAAACAGTGGCAACCCGTTTGCACCGTTTGGGCCGCCGTGGAGGCTCTCACCGGGCGCCTTCGCTTCGAATCAATGCAGACGGCGGAGCAGTCCGACCATCGCGTGACGATCCGCTGGCGCCGCGGGGTTGAGCCGGGGATGATTGTTCACCACGACGGCCGTGAGTTCACTGTTCAAGCTGTTCTGGACCGGGATGGTCGCCGCCGCTGGCTGACGTTGCTCTGTAAGGAGGTGCGCCCGGCATGAGGATGAAGGTCCGAGTGAAAGGCATGGAGGAAATCAGCGCGCACCTGAACATGATGCCGCGGGAAGTGTCGGGCGCGCATCTTCGGGAGGTGGCACTGGAAGGCGCCGAGGTGATACGGGCTGAGGCCGAAAAGAACGCGCGGGAACGGAAGGTTACCGGCACGCTTGCCGGCGACATTCATACTGAAATCGCGAAGGAAAGCGTCGGCAGCCGCGTGGTCGTCCATATAGGTCCGGGCAAAAAAGGCTGGTATGGCCGCTTGGTGGAGATGGGGCACGCCATCGTGCGCGGTACGCGAAAAGCGGACCGGAAGGTCATCGGACACGTTCCGCCTCATCCCTGGCTTCGACCGGCGCTGGACACGAAAAAGCGTGAGGCCCAAGAAGTGATGATCCGGGCCTTCCGGCGGAGGCTGAAACTGAAATGAACGTATTACCTCGGGAAGCCGTATATGCGCACCTCATGGCAGACCCAAACGTCACCGCGTTGGTTGGCGACCGCATTTATCATCAGAAACCGGATCTGGATGCCGCGTATCCGCTGATCGTGCTTAATACCATTTCCAATGTACCCCGCCGGGACCTCTCGGCGGTTTTTGCATGCGACACACGGATCCAGATCACGGTCATGGCCGACACGCTGAAAGAGGCGGAGACCATCGCCGCCGCCGTTCGAGCTAGCCTGGAGGGTTTCAGCGGGATGATGGTCGGATACCTGCCGGTGCTCGCCTGTGTAGTGGACAATTTTTCGCCGGATTACCTCGAGGACGTGGGGCAGACGCATTACCACGTCGACGTGATTATCACGCACAAAGGAGTGTTGTAAAATGGCCGAAACAACCGGTCTGCGAACGAAATTCTACCGAGAGGATGATTCGGGTACATTCGTTGAAATCGCCCAAATCGCCTCGATCACTCCGCCGCAACCGGAGCGCGAGGTGGCTGAGGTCGACGAACTCGACCCGCCGGGTGACGTGCGGAAAAAGCTCCCGGGCATCATCGATCCCGGTGATGTTGCAGTGACGCTGAATTTCGATCCGTCCAACACGGGGCATCTGGATCTTGAACAAGATTTCCGCAGTGCGGAAGCGCGGCGGTACCGGATCAAGCTGCCGAATAGCTACGGCTGGACGTTTACCGGAATTGTTACCTCCTACGCGCCGCAGGAAATCGCTTCTGGCGACGTGGTGCAGGCGGAAGTCACGATCACGCTGTCCGGCGTGTACGAATTCAGCCAAATCACCAATTGATGAACGGAGGAAAGACCATGTCGAAGCAGTTTCTTAACCGTGACGCAATCCTGAACGCGCAAGATCTGCCGACTGAAGACGTCGAAGTGCCCGAATGGGGCGGCGTCGTTCGTGTCCGCGGGCTGACCGGCGCCGAGCGCGATGCTTTCGAGCAGTCGATCGTGGAAACCCGGGGGAAGAATACCCGCATGAACCTACGGAACATCCGCGCGAAACTTGTTGCGCTGACAGTCGTCGATGAGGACGGTAACCGGGTTTTCAGCGACGAGGACGCGGACGTGCTCGGCAAGAAGTCAGCCGCCGCGCTTGATCGTGTTTTTGCGGTGGCGCAGCGTCTCTCTGGTCTGCGCCCTGAAGATGTTGAAGAGCTCGCGGGAAACTGAGGGCAAACCCGGCCCGCCGGTTCTATTTCCGCCTCGCCCTCGCGCTCGGGATGACCGTTCAGGAGCTTCTCTCCCGGGTGAGCAGCCGGGAACTTTCGGAGTGGATTGCTTTTTACCAGATCGAGCCGTGGGGAACGGAGACGGAGGATTGGCGGGCAGGTCTTATTTCCAGCACGATCGCTAACGCCAACCGCGACCAGAAGAGTCGCCGTCGGCCCTACGAGCCGCAGGACTTCATGCCGCGGCGCGACATTCCGGCAAAGAAAGAAGAAGAGCAATCCATCGAGGATCAGATTGCCATCGTGGAGATGTGGGCGAGGATGCTTTCTGCTGCAAATCAAGAAGGCGGCCGTTGATTTGGCCGCCTTTCAGTCATTTTTCTGTTTCGGCAGGTGCCGAGGTAACCGATACGCTTTTTGGGGCACGAAGCCCGAAATAGGCTAGGATCGCGAAGATGATTCCGAGGAAAAACCCAATGAAGCTGGCTGCGCCGGTCAAAATTGTCGTACCGATCACACCGCCGATAGCCGCGCCGGCCTGCTCAGCTTCATTCGTGGACGTATTGATCGCGTCCGCTGTCGTGCTGGCGCCCAGCGTAAACGCGCCAATCGGGAGCAGGAAGCACAAGATACATAGCACGAGCCAAACCCGTCCCCAGGCACGGCTCTTCCCGGTTCCGGCCCAGTAGCCGAAGAGAATCCAGCCGACAAACAGAGCCCAGACCTGCGGGGACGCGGCGAACATGGAAATCACGAAGTAGAAAGCAAGTCCGCTGAGAAAACCGCCGAGGATGGCCGGGAACCAGCGGATTTTCTTCATACATATCCGCTCCTTTTCAAAATTTTCTGTAATTCGATCATAACCGAGGTGGGAGCAAATGGCAACAGTTGGCGCCTTTAATGTTGCCCTGGTGGCTTCCACGGGGCGCTTTGTTTCGGCAATCAGCAAGGCCGACCGCCGGTGGAACAACTTCGCGAGGAACATCCAGCGCCAATCCCGGTCCATGCCAGAGGCGATCCGGAAAGTCACCCCGGCCGCCCTTACGATGGCGCGGGTGGTGACGCGGGCGACAGCCGTCGCAGGTGCCGCTTTGACCGGGATGGGAGCAGTCGGTGTAAAGATGGCGGCTGATTTTGAGCAGAGCCAGATCGCCTTTACGACGCTCCTCGGTTCTGCTGAGGAAGCGTCTCGTTTTTTGCGTGAACTCGAAATTCAAGCTCGCCGGACGCCTTTCGGCATGGCCGAACTGCAACAGGCTTCCCGTCAGTTGCTCGCCTACGGCTTCACGGCTGATCGTGTGCTCGACATGATCACGCCGATTGGTGACGCCGTGGCGGCGATGGGCGGTGGCTCGCAGATGTTCGAGTCCGTCATCCGGGCGCTCGGGCAGATTCGCGCAAAGGGAAAGCTTGCCTCGCAAGAAATGCTCCAGCTCACCGAGCAGGGTATTCCGGCGTGGGAATTTCTCGCCGAGGCGATCGGCGTGACCGTCCCGGAAGCGATGGAGAAGGTCTCGAAGGGGGCCGTCAGCTCGACAGTTGCGATAGACGCTGTGCTGCGCGGCATGATCCGGAAATTCGGCGGAGCCATGGAGGCGCAATCGAAAACCATGCTTGGGCAATGGGAGCAGCTGAAGGATGGTATGGCAACCATCACCCGCGGCATGGGTCAGGACATCATCCGGATTTTCGGCCTCGCATCGGCGATGGAAAAGCTGAACGCGGCGATTGGTCGATTCGCCGATCTGGTGAGCCGCGAGGGCTTCCTCGGAGCTCTCCGCCGTGCATTTCCGCCGTGGGTGCAGCCGATCATCATCGGAATCGCCGGCGCGATCGGTGGCGCGCTCGTGCCGGTCATTGTCGGCATGCTAATCCCGGCGCTGAAAAAACTGCGGACGAGCCTGGTTGCGACGATGCGCCCGCTGCTCCCATGGATGATCATAGGGGCGGCTGTCGCGGCGACCGCGCTCCTGATCGCGAGGTACTGGAACCAACTCGGCGACATCGCGCGCCGGGTGTGGTCCGGGATCGCCGCAGTCGTTCTCTATGCCGTTTCGCTCATCGTGCGCGGGACGGGGGCGATCATCGGTGCCATTTCTGTTTTCATACCGGCCCTCCGTGGAGCCTCTCAGGCCATGACGGACATGGCGAACCGCCTGAAGTCCATGGCTGCGCAGTCCATGGCGGCCGCAAAGACGTCCGCCTCCGGAAGCACGGCTGTCGCTCAGTCTGCGCAGCAGGTGGCAACCACGGCGCAAAAGGCCGCGGAGGCGCAGCAGGGGCTCGGTGAATCAGTGGAGGAGGCTGCGAAAGCGGCGCAGAGTAACCTGCAGTCTTTCGACGAAGTGCACTCGATACAGGAAGAGATGGCCGATTCCCCGGCCACCCTCGAGCTTGCAGACCTGGAATTCGGTGACCTGCCCGGCGTGGCTGGTCTTGGGAATGCATTTGCCGGCATGGCTGACGAAGTGGAGGCTGGGACCGGACGGATCGCCCAGGCTTGGCAAACCACGGTAGACACGATTTCCGGCGCCTGGGAGCGCCTCAAGACCGGCGCACTCAACACGTTCCCGTGGTTACAGAATGTGATCGACGGTTTCGCTAGGGCTGCGGATTGGGTGCGAAGCAACTGGTCGACCATCGGTCCGGTCATGGAAACCGTCGCCGGCGTGCTGGCTGTGGTCGGCCTGGCCATTTTGGCCATCACAAGCCCGATCGGGGCGGTTGTGGCCGCCGCGACAATCCTCGTTACTATCGCGACACTCATTATCGCCAACTGGGATGAGGTCGGGGCGTTTTTCAAGAGCCTGTGGGAAAAATTGAGTCCGTTCCTCATTTCGGTCTGGGAAACGATCAAGGATGCCGCGGTCACGCTCTGGGAGGCGATTGTCGAGACAGCGAAGGTCGTTTGGAACGGATTGAAAACGTTCTGGGCTAACTGGGGTGACACCATTCTCGCTCTGCTCGGCGGTGTGTGGCGGCAGATCGGCATCATCATTGAGACCGCGATCAATCTGGTTAAAAACATCATCGGGCTTGTTCTGGCCATCATTCGCGGTGATTGGGAAGCGGCGTGGAATTATGTGAAAGCTATTGGCCAAACGGTGTGGAATTTCATCGTCCAGACTTGGGAGAACATCAAAATCACGGCCGTAGCTGTGTGGCAGTCAATTAAGGATAATATTCAAGCTGCATGGACGTGGATTCAAAACGTAACAATTGCTATCTGGAACGCGATCGTTAGCTGGATCACGGGGATTTGGAACAACATCAAGTCCACTATGGCCAGTACCTGGCAAACGATCAAGACCACAATTTCAAACCGGTGGAACGAAATCAAAACGAACACCGAAACAATTTGGAGCAAAACGAAACAATGGCTAAGCGACACATGGAACACCATAGCCACGAACGCATCCACGGCATGGGGGGATATGCAAAATACCATCGCAACCTGGTGGAGTAAGACAAAGGAAAATACGGAATCCGTTTGGTCAAACCTGAAAACATGGCTAGGAACCACCTGGTCGAACATCCACACCAATGCTGCGGATCGGTGGAGCCGGATTCGGGATCAGCTCTCCAATCTGGTGAGCGAGAGCGCCAACCGGATTGAGGCAACCTGGAACAAGCTGTCCGGCTCCTTGTCTCGAATATGGGAAGGAATCAGGGACATCGCCGCTCAGATCTGGGATGGAATTGTGGGCCAAATCAAGTCAGCGATAAATTTCATCATCGGCGCGATCAACAAGTTTATAGATGGCCTGAATTCTATCCGGATCAACATCCCCGAGATCGACATCCCGCTGGTCGGTAAGGTCGGCGGGTTCAGCATCGGCCTACCACCTATCCCGCGCATCCCCATGCTGGAAAAGGGGGGAATCGTGGGTTCCCCGACGCTCGCCATGGTCGGCGAAGGCGCTCGTCCAGAGGCCGTCGTTCCGCTCCCTCCGGGCGTACGCGATCTCGGGGACATGATCCCGAGCGAAGAATCGCTGGCCCGAGCGATCTATCAGGCATTCGTGACAGCGTTGCGCGTCACGCAGGCTTCGGGCGGGCCGCAGTCTGGCGGAGATCGGGAGATCGTGCTCAGAATCGGTGACCGCGATATCGCCCGTGCCATCCTGCCGGCGATCATCGCCGAAGGACAGCGGCAGGGACTGCAGCTCGTCGTTCGACCGCAGGGGGTGTAATGGATGGCAGAAATCCGCATAGCAGGAACATTAGTCGCGCGCCCGGCCGAAGTCAAGGTCGGGCGCTTCGATATTACGAAATCCTCGCGGACAGCATCCGGCCGCATGGTGATGGAAGTAATCCGCGCCGGCGTTCGTCGGGTGGACGTCAGGTGGAGCTACCTTCCTGACGCTGACTTGCAGCAGATTCTCGATCTGCTGGCAGCGAACAAGCCTTTTTTCAGCATCGAGTATCCGGACGCTGGCGGCCAGAAGACGATGACGTGCTACGTCGGCGACATCACAACGTCGCTCTGGCACACGCGAGGCGGTATTCGATACTGGGAGGAAGTCTCGATTCCGTTCATTGAACAATAAGGTGATGCCGGTATGTACGCAGTTTCGCGAGCTTTCCAGGAAGCTGTACGGGCGGATAAACGTCGTGTGCTTGGTCGGGTGACGATTGACTATACGGATCCGTTTTTGGACCAAAGCATCACGGTTACTGCGAGCGAACAGGCTCGCATTTCGTGGCCTGTTCAAACTGCAGATGGAGTCAATAACGTCTCACATAAATGGGCCAGTTTGGACGGTTCATGGACGCTGGATGGCTCATGGCATCTGGCGCCGGATACCGAAGATGCGGCGAAAGAATACCAAATGGGGTGGTGGGGTAATCAGCTCGCTGGTGCAGGGGGTGTATTTGTACAGCCGTATCCGACATTGATCGTGACATTCGACCCGAGGCCGATTCACACTCTAAAAGTGTCTGGTGATGTTGCGCGCGGGGAATGGCCGGTGGATTTTACAATCAGAATGTTCAATGATTTTGACGTGCTTTTGCATACCGAAACTGTGACGGGGAATCAGGACATTTTCTGGTCTAAGCCGCTAAGTAACGCCGTTTTGAATGTGGCGAAGATGGAATTAGAAGTATCGCGCTGGTCTCACGCTGGCAGGCAGGCTAAAATTTCCGAGTTCTATTCCTCCATCCAGGAGACATACGAGGATGAACGGATCATTGAATTGAGTTTTTTGGAAGAAAGAGAGGCGGATCAGGGTTCTTTGCCCATTGGGAATATCAGTGCCAATGAAATTTCTGTCGTCTTGGATAATCTCGACCACCGTTTTGATTTAGGAAATACGGAAAGCCCGCTATTCGGGCTGATCAAAGCAAACCGTCGCCTGCGGGCATGGCTTGGCGTGGAACTGCCAGACCAAACAGTGGAATGGGTACCTCTTGGCGTGTTTTGGACAGTGGATTGGGAAGTGAACGACAGCGCCGGAGAATCAACGGTCCGTGTAGTGGCGAGGGACCGTTTGGAACTACTTCGACAATCCACATATGAGAGCTCGCAGGTAGCACAAAACGTGAGTCTGTATGATTTGGCAGAGGAAGTCCTACAAGATGCGGGGTTGGAACCGGAGGAATACTTCATTGACCCTTTGTTACAACAGATTACTGTTCCTTATGCCTGGTTCAATTCAGTCAGCTATCGCGACGCGCTTCGGGCAATCGCTGAGGCGTCATTAGCTGTGGTATATGCCGACCGGGATGGTGTGGTCAGAGTGGAAAAAGGGGAGGTATATACACCGGTCACAAAGACCGTTTTCATAGAAGGAGCCCCATTCCCGGCAGAGGTTTCCGGCATATTTGAAACGGCATACGGCATCAGCCCCGACGACTATTTCAGCTTGAGCACGCCATCACGCCAGGGACAGTTGGCAAATGAAATCATCGTAGACACACAGCCACTTCGGCCATCCGCAACGACTGAGGTATACCGCAGCAACGAACTGATCACGGTGTCTGCCGGTAAGACGGTCAACATCGTCGTGCACTATAATCAACCCCCGGTGATAGGGGCAATGGCCAGACTGGAAGGGGCAACGGATACCGACATCCTGACCGCAGATTTCTATGGTTGGGGCGCTGAGATAGTGCTGTACAACGCAGGTATGGCCGACGAACAGGTGACGCTCATCATCGAGGGGCAACCGCTTCAAGTGCAAAACAAAGAGCGAGCCATGACCAGAGATGAAGCGTCCATCCGAGATAACGGCCGCCTTCGGTATGAATTTCCGGCAAATCATCTTGTACAGTCCTTACCCGTGGCGCAGCAAATCGCGGATAGTCTGCTAGCCAGCTACAAAGACCCAAGACGAGATGTTCGGCTGGAATGGCGCGGAAATCCAGCGCTGGAGCTGGGCGATCTTATCACTGTTCCAGAATCTCCGGATAAAACGCGTCGGGGATATTTTGTTGTTGTTCGACAAGAACTGACTTGGGCGGGTGCGCTGTCAGCTGTTGTGGAAGGTAGAAGGGCTACGAGCCTATGAACAGAGTGAGGTGAAAACAATGCCCGGTAACACAAAAGCAATTGTCAGAGACGTAAATGCTCAGCCAGCGCCGCAGTTGTTCGACCCGAGCAAGGACGCCTATGACTACCTGCTTGGTCAAAACGGCGCTATGCGGACGCTGCTCTATGATGCGAGTGGTAACCCGCTGCTGACGCAAGCAAATCCTGGGTATGCTGATCTTGTTGACCGCGCGGCACGCGTCTTGGGAAAGATTTCCGCCGACGACGGGGCCATTGCGGCGCTGGGAGCTCTCGCGGCCGCCGCAATTACCGACCCGGCACAAAATGCATCGGTGATTGCGCTTTTGAAAGGGCTGCTCAAACAGTTGCAGGGGGCGGGCACCGGTGCAACGCCCGTTTCACTAACGGGGAGTAATATGGAATACTACGGCAAGTCCACAGACACGAAACCTACTGCAGGAGTGAAAATCGGATCGACCTTTTTGGAGATCGACACCAAACAGGTGTATATCTTTGATGGTACAAATTGGGTGGTGTTCTGAATGGACGTGATCACGTATGCTTTGGGGAAAAGGTATACAGATGAGGAAGTCGCCAAGTCCACGGAGTTTGTCAAGCGGTCGAGC